ATCTTGAAGAAACAATAGAAATCGTAGATGATGAATGAGTTTTCAATTAGACAAGAAACAGCAAGTCAACGAAATCCTCAAATGTGGTAAAGACCCCGCTTACTTTCTTAAGACTTACGCCCGCATCTCCCACCCAATGCATGGGTTAATTTTATTTGATACATATGATTTCCAAGACGACCTATTACATAATTTTAACGATCATCGTTTTAATGTTATTCTGAAAGCGCGGCAGCTAGGCATCTCAACGATTACTGCTGGCTACATTGTGTGGCTGATGTTATATCATCGCGATAAATCTATCTTGGTTATGGCTACGAAATTTGCCACCGCAGGCAACCTTGTAAAAAAAGTAAAAGGCATCATGCGTAATTTACCTGAATGGCTAAAAATTGCACAAATTAGTGTCGACAATCGCACTTCCTTCGAATTGTCCAACGGCTCTTCTATTAAGGCCACCTCTACTTCCGGAGACGCTGGTCGTTCTGAAGCTCTGTCCCTGTTAGTGCTTGATGAGGCCGCACACATTGAAGGACTTGAAGAACTCTGGACCGGTCTCTATCCCACACTTTCGACGGGTGGTCGCTGCATCGCACTGTCAACGCCGAATGGAGTGGGGAACTGGTTCCATAAAACATGCATCGATGCCGAAGCTGGAACAAATAACTTTAATATGACGGTGTTACCGTGGGATGTGCACCCGGAAAGAGATCAACAATGGTACACGAAAGAAACTAGGAACATGTCCAATCGACAGATTGCGCAAGAGCTTCAATGCAATTTCAATACATCAGGCGAAACAGTTATAGATCCACAGTGCATGGAGTGGCTTCTGACAAACGTAAAAGAACCCAAGCATCGTACTGGTTTTGATCGTAATTTTTGGATCTGGGAAGAGTTCGATCCCACCTGTAATTATCTGATAGTGGTCGACGTGGCACGCGGCGACGGCGCCGACTTCTCTACCTTTCATATTCTCAAATTAGAGACTTTGGAAATTATAGGAGAATATCAAGGAAAACTAACTCCCGATTTGTATGCTAATATGTTAAATCAAGTGGGACGAGAGTTCGGAAATGCCATGATTGTGGTAGAAAATAATAATATTGGCTATACAGTACTTGACAAACTGGTAGAATACGGCTATCCTAATGTATATTATTCAATTAAGTCTACACACGAATATATTGAACAACACCAAGCAGAAAGTAGCACCAGAGCAATCGCCGGTTTTTCAACGACTCAAAAGACACGCCCCCTCATCGTCGCAAAATTAGAAGAGTTTATAAGAAATAAACTAATTACAATATATTCTTCGCGCACAATTAATGAAATGAAAACTTTTATTTGGAAAAATGGCAAACCTCAAGCAATGAAAGGCTATAATGATGATCTAATCATGGCGCTAGCGATTGCTTGTTGGGTACGAGATACGGCACTTCAGTCCAATGCAAGAGAATTAAATTACCATAAGGCTTTTTTAAGTTCGATAAAAACGAGTAGGACCACAATGGATACTCGAATCAAAGGACAACGAGGCTACACCAAAGATAGTATTTTGGAGCAAAAGTCTGAAGCTCAAAAATTATATGAACAATATAAATGGATAATTAAGTGAGAAATTAAATGGCATCCTCTGACAGAAACCCCGCAAATTCCCAATCCGGCTTATTTAAAGCGCTAACACGTTTATTCTCCGGACCAATTATTAATTACCGTTCGCAATCCGGACGGCGCATTAGAAGGCAACACCTAGACAAATTTAGTTCCCGCTTTAGGTCAGCCTCTGGCCAGCAGTTCAAAAAGACGCTTTATAACCCTTTAGATATAACGGCAACAAATGCAATTTCAAACCAACGACGCTCTGAGCGCTATGTTGATTTTGATCAGATGGAATATATGCCAGAAATCGCCTCCACTATGGATATCTATGCCGATGAAATGACGACCTATTCTGAACTGCGTCCGATGTTAAATATCAATTGTCCTAATGAGGAGATTACGGCGGTCTTAGATGTGTTATTTGATAGCATTCTAAACTTAAAATACAATTTATTTGGATGGGCTCGAACAATGTGTAAATACGGAGACTTTTTTCTGTATTTGGATATCGATGAAAAATATGGAGTGCAATCGGTAATCGCACTTCCCTCTCAAGAAGTTGAAAGGCTAGAAGGAAAAGATTCCACCAACCCCAACTATATTCAATATCAATGGAACTCTGCTGGTCTCACATTTGAGAATTGGCAAATCTGTCATTTTCGCATTTTAGGAAATGATAAGTATGCGCCCTATGGTACTTCTATCTTGGAGCCCGCAAGACGCATCTGGCGCCAGCTTGTATTGATGGAAGATGCAATGATGGCTTATCGAGTAGTCCGTTCATCCGAACGCCGCGTCTTCAAGATTGATGTCGGTGCGATCCCACCGAATGATGTAGAACAATATATGGAAAAGATCGTAACACAACTCAAACGACATCAGGTTATTGATCCCGACACCGGCCGCGTTGATTTGCGATATAATCCTATGAGCATCGAGGAAGACTATTTTATTCCAGTACGCCCTGGTTCTGCAACAGAGATTACTAACCTTGCCGGTGGCGAAAATATTACAGCAATTGACGATATCAAATATTTGCGCGACAAGCTCTTCTCTGCACTAAAGATCCCACAATCTTATCTTACAATGGGAGAGGGCGCAGAAGAAGACAAAACAACTCTTGCGCAAAAAGACATTCGGTTCTCCCGCACCATACAAAGATTACAGCGCGTCCTTATCGCGGAATTAACAAAAGTGGGAATTATCCATCTTTACACCCTAGGCTTTAGAGGTGACGACTTACTAAGTTTTAATTTAACCCTCAACAATCCTTCTAAGATTGCAGAACTTCAAGAGATTGAATTTTGGAAATCTAAATTCGACATCGCAGGAGCAGCCACAGAAGGTTATTTCTCCCGCCGCTGGGTCACTGAAAACATCTTTGGCATGTCTAACGAAGAGTTTATTCGTAATCAGCGCGAAATGTATTATGATCGCAAACATGATGCCGCGCTTCAACAAGTGGCCGAACAGGCTGCTGCTGAAGGCGCCGAAGGTCTTGGTGGAGATATGGGCGGAGATCTTGGCGGCGACCTGGGCGGCGATCTCGGCGGCGACTTGGGAGATGAACTGGGTGGGGGCCCCGAAGAAATGCCGGCAAGTGATGCCGGAGGACCCGAAGGAGGAGGCGATGATTCTGCTCTCCTGGCTGTACCGCCCGGTTCGCGTAATGAACCACGTTTGGGTAAAGATAGATCCAAAGGAAAAGTATATCATAAGAAGGGCACTCCACAAAATCCCGGCAGCGACCGCCGCGTAGCCGGCGCCCGCAAACGTTCGAATGCTTCTAAATATAGCAGAGAAATGGCGAGCGCCACTCAACGAAATATAGTACCAGGGATGGGCGACATTCAGTCCATGGCGAAAATGAGCGGACTTTCTACAGGTATTTATGAAAAACAAGAGCCTACTTATAAAACAGAAGAGCTTTTAGAAGAAAGCAAACTTTTTCATATAAATGAAACAGTGCGTGATCTTATTAAGAGTCTAGAATCAACGGAGCACACAGATGAAAACAAGGCATAACAAAAAGAGAAACACTGCTTTTGTATACGAGGCTCTGGTTAGAGAAATAACCGCAGCAATTCTGAAGCAAGATAACACTCGCCGAAAGAAGATCGTAGAAATTATTAAAAAACACTTTGCAGAAGGTTCAATTTTACGACAAGATTTACAGTGCCATCAATCTCTTTATGAAACGAAAGGAGCGGAGAAGACTATTTCTGAAAAGATTTTGCGTGAAGCACGTCTCGCGCATCGAGTTTTAGATCCGCACGGACTCTTTGTAGCCCAAAGCGATCTTATTAAGGATATCAATACCGAATTAGAACCTTCGGTGTTTAATGCATTTGTTCCAAATTATAAAACTTTGGCCTCTATTTCACAAATGTTTTCTTTAAAGACATCTCCGAAAGATCAAGTACTTCTAGAAAATGAAATTATTACATCCATGACTACTTCCAAAGAGAGCACTCTCGCGGTAGAAGAAGTGGATGATTTGGTTGTAAAGACCTTTATTTCTAAATTTAATGATAAGTATGATAGTCGTTTATTTGAAGAGCAAAAGGAGTTGTTATCACATTATATTTCTTCGTTCGCAGACAACGCATTACAATTAAAAGTGTTTTTAAATGAGGAAATCTCTCGTCTAAAAGAAAAATTAGATGAAGCCTCGGGAGCATCGGAGATTAAAGATGATGTTGAAATGATGGAGAAGACAACCAAAGTTATTTCGAAATTAGACTCCTTCGCACAAGAATCCATAAATGAAAATGTACTATTAACTATACTCAAGACACAAAGTCTTGTTAGGGAGATCTACTCAGATGGCAGTCACGATTAGAATAGGCGCCTCCGCCGATAATGCAGTCGTCCGGCTTGAAATGGACATTCGCAAAAGCATGAATGGCGACTTGCTAATTTTTGATCATGGAGATATTGATATTGTGTTGTCCACAAAGACCAACAAGATCACTGCCTTTCCAAAAGAGTCATTAAACGATTTAGTATACGGAGCGCAGAACCGCTTGTTTGCAGAATTGCGCAAGAAGGGTTTGGTAATAGCTGATTCAATTCAGGCCGGCTCCTTCTATGGCTCTTTGGAAGCATTGATGGAAGAAGCATCGTCACCCGACCTTAGTACTGCTAAAATGGCTCTTATCAACATCTCTAATTTGATTAATGAGGAAAGGCCCTACTTTGAATCTACGGAGGCCATTATCTCTATGGCTGATGATGAATTGATTCACCCCGACAAGGCTGACTCTACTGAACTTGGCGAGGTTCCACAGGAGGTCGAACAGGGCTCCATTCGTCCCGGCTATATTGTTGATC